GTTCTGGCTATCTACTAGCCATCTACTAACTTCCGACTTTTTAGTATTTGCCGCTTACCAGATTACGGCGACGGTGTTGAGCCCCGCCGGTTCGCCTTTGCTGCCGGTTAGCAACTCAGGCCAAACGTCGCATCACCTCACAACACTGTGGCGGCCGGATTCCCACCCGGCTTCCGACCCAGCCTCGCGGAGCGAGGCCAGTATCTCGGACACAGGGCATGAGCCCCGATTCCGCGCTTACCCTCAATGCAACGGCTGCCCCGCTACCGGATTTGCAGTCCGCTTTTCCAGCGGCGTCCGTTGCACCAACCACAGGTTGTCTCCTCATGCCAGAACCACGCGATGCAGCGGACTGCGCCGCTGATCGCTGGCGTTCTCAGCCCAGCCGCTCCAGCAACGCCCGCAACGTGTCCGCAGCCCGGCGAGAGAAAGTCGTCGGCATCGACTCGCACTCCATGATCGCCCATCCCATCGCCTCGCGCTCCTCGTCGGTTAGCGTGGGCATCATCCTCCGCTCGTCCAGCCGCGCACGCAACCCAACGATCTCAGTGATCGCGTCACGCAGCACCACATCGGCGTCGTCGATGTCCGATGTCTCCATCCATCGCATCATCCGCGCGAGAACGTCCCCCATGTGACAGCCTCCATAGCGACGTACATCACCGCCACCCACGCCAAAAACGCATCCGGCGGCATCGCATCCACAAGCGTCATGAGCTCGCTCATGCCAAGTCTCCTCGAAACCGTTCAATCGGCCACGACGCCCGGATGCGTTTGCACGCCTCCTCAATCTCAGCAGGCGTCGGGAAGTACTGCTCGCCTCTCCGCAATCCGCCGGTAGCCGTTTTACGTGTTAGCCCCAGCTTGTGAGCGTAGTTGCGGATGCACGTCACAGAAACCTTGTAGTGCACCGCCATTTGCATCAGCGTCACTGCGTCGTCCGCCCACAGCCGGGCAAACTCCTGCTCATCGGCAGGGGCGAACGACGCTACACGTCCGTACCTCATGCGTCCTCCGACAGCGGCATGATGACGCCCCGGTACTCGCCGCACGACAGCGTGACGGCACCGGCAGGCCCGGTCGCATGGATCGAGACGTTCGGCTCCTCGTCGGCCGGCAGCCCCTGCAGGTAGTCACGCACGAAGGCCGGGTCCAGCTTCACCTTGCAAGCAGTACCCGCCTGCACCACCGAGCACTTCGCCTTGCTTTCGCCGTACTCGCTCGAGCGGGCCGTGAGCGTCAGCGTCTCGCCGAAGTCGTACGTGACGCCCTTGCTCTGCTCGCTGGCCACGACGGCCGCAGCCCTGGTCGCCGACAGCAGCTCCTCGCGCTCCACGACGTGCGGCTCAGTGCTGGCCTCGGGGAACACGTCGCGCCACTTCGGGAAGCGGCCGTCCACGATGCGGGCCGTGAGCACGCCGCCGTCGAACGTGAAGACCACGTCGCTCTTCGTCGCCTCGATCTGCACCGAGCCCTCGCTGCGTTCGCTGAGCGTGGCAGCGATGCGAGCCGCCACGGCCGGCACGAGCGTCTGAGAGTCGTCCACCGCCTGGTCCGTCTCCGTCTGCACCGCCGACAGCCGCCGGCCGTCCGTACCCACGAACGTCGGATCCCCACCCGTCACGTCGATGAGCACCGCGCCCAGGGCGTAGCGGCTGGACTCGTTGTCCGTGGCGTAGGACACGGCACGCACGGCACGCATGAACTGATCCGCCGGCAGGCGGCACACGGGCGTGGCGTCCACCGGATCCCACGTCGGGTACTCGGCCACGTCCTCGGTCGGCAAGTCCCACTTGCCACGGCCGCACTTGATCGTGACGGTGCTGCCCTTCGGCGTCAGCGTCACTTCGTCGTCGTACTTGCAGGCACGCAGGATCGCCGTGAGCCTGTCGGCCGGCAGCAGCATGGGCTCGCATTGCTCGCCGATCTCACGGTCGATGCGGATCTCAAGATCCGTCCCGGTGATGAGCCCGTCGCCGATGCGGACGTTCCGCAAGATCGGCTTCGGGCCGCGCGGGCTTACAGCCCTGGTCACGTCGTTCAGCGCCGCCAGCAGCGTGCCGGCTTGAATCGTCAGCCCTGCCCTTTCCTTCGTTGCAGTCGCCATGTCACGAGTCCTTTCGCGTCAGAGACACACCCACCAAAATGCCCAGTGCGAACGTCGCAGCGAGCGAAAACTGCCCAACAGAGATCCAAACCCAATCGGTGATGCTCATAGCGCAGCCCCCGCATCGGTGTCGTCGTCCTCGAGCAGCGGCCACCGTGGCTCGTTCACCGCCTCGATGTGCTCGAAGTAGCACGCCTGCCGCACCAGCCGCTGCTGCAGCTGCACGATGGCGTCAGCGGCACCCAGCATCACGTCGGCCTGCCACCGCAACTGGTTGCGAACGCCCCTCCTCGTCGTCCTACGCACCGCATGGCTGCACGCCTGGGCAATCTCACGCAGGCCGCTGATGAGCTCGTCGTTTGTCATGACAGCACCTCGATGTTGCGGGGCTTGCCGGGCGTGCGGCGGATAAAGCCCTTCTTCTCAAGGGCGTCGAGGTGCACCGTGGCGGCGTGCGGAGACTTCGCACCGATGGCAGAGGCGATCTGCCTGACCGTCGGCGAGTACAAACTCATGTTTGCCACGATGAAGTCCAGCACTTCCTGCTGGCGAGCGGTAAGCCGCTCCTTGGCTGTCGTGTTCATAGGTTCTCCTCCTTGAGTTTCAGGTTCGATGCAAGCGCGGCGACCTCGGCGGGCCGCCGGTACGGGGCAGGTGCCATTCGCGCGAACTCGGCCGCCTTACGATCCAAGGCCGCCTTTCGCTCCACGTCCTCGGGACGCTTGCCGGTCTCTCGGTTCGTGCCGCCCTTGTCTTGGCACTTCGACAGCCAACGCACGACGAACGCACGCCAGTTGCGGCGGCCCGCCCGGCTCGGGTTCGCCTTTAGCCAGGCCGTGGCCTTGGCGAGCTCCTGGGCGAGCACAGCACCCGGGTACGCCTCGGCCCACTCACGGCGGTCTTCGTCCGTGATGCCTGTCCACCCGGCTACAGCCGTCCACGCCACTTTGGGCTTCGCCGGCGTGCGAGACGCCTTCGGCGGATCGCTCGTCGGAACCGGCGCAGCCGGTTGTATTTCTTCTTCTCTCCTCTCCTGTCCTGTCTTCTCCTGTAGTGACTCCGCACCGTCACCACCCTGTGACGGTCCACCGTCACGCGAGCGCCACCGGTAGGAATCCTGCCTCCTTGCGTGCATTGCACGGGCCTTGGCAGCCTGCGAGAACCGCTTTTCCCAGCCCTCGATGACGATGGTGCCGTTCAAAAACGTCACCCAGCCGACTCGCTCAACAGCGAGCCAGAACGCTTCGTCACCTCCCGCCACGGCAGCGACACGCCTGGGCGTTGCCCTGATCGTGCCGTCAGACGAGTTAAGGGCAGCCCATGACCACAACTGGATGAGACGCCAGCAGACCGCCTCAACAGGCAGCCCGGTGTCGTCCACCAGCTCGAGCACCTCGGGCTTCGTGCCGAGGTTGCAGTCAAGGGGAATCCATTCACCGGCCACGTGTGTCTACTCCGACAAGAGGGGGAACGTCTTTTGACGATGGTGGTCACGTGCGTCCATCGGCTTGAGGGTCAACGGGTGAATATCAAACCGAAGCAGAGCCACCAACTGGCCTGCTGAGATCTCTTTGCCGTCCCACTTAATCCAGGCAGAGTCTTCTGGGGATGTCTTCTCAAACTGCAAAAGGTGGTATCCGTAATGGCGGACGCGAACCCACCGTTCAAACACAGGATCCCAGACCTGCTTGCGCTTCCCGGCGATGTCCCTAGTCGCACCTCGCCGCGTGTGACGGTTTCCAAAGAAGTTCTTCAGATAGCCGCTCAGAATCGCAAAAGTCGATCGCTGTGCATCGGAAGGAAACGCCCCGTATTCCTTCACCTCGATGGTCATGTAGCACTGGGCGCTACGGTCGCCGTTTTCCTTGAACTTGTGAACGACTCGGCGGTCGCAAAAGTGGTCTTCGTCGTAGATGTTGATGCCATCCTCTGAACGAAGGTCAGACCTGCCTCGAAGCCAGCGGCCTAGCGCAGTTTCGAGAGTCATCTCGCACTTACAGTTCGGGCAGTGCGCCCGATTACTGAAGGGTCTGGTCATCCATGACCTCCTTGATTCGTGACGAAGCGTTACAAAAGTTAGCCTCGTCAATCTCAAACGAAGCCCACTTCCGGCCAGACTTGATGCACGCTACTGGCGTGGTTCCGCCGCCGCAGAACGGATCCACAACGAAGTCGTCTGGCTGAGTTAGCAGGTCGATGAAGTAGCGGGCCTCTGAGACGGCCTGCTGCCAATCGTGGTGCGACTTCTCACGGGCACCTGTCACCACGTCCGTGATGAAAGTCTGCTTGTCGCCTCGCGTCTCCTTGACGAACCACACGATGGGCTTCCATCCAGCGACAATGCCGTACTCGGTCATGCGGGCCTTTGCTTCGGCGTGGAAGCATCCACACGTCCACCAATAGCGAAGATGCTTTGAGAGGTCCGTCAGCACGTCCGGCAGTTGGATGTGGCCGACGTAGGCGATGAGGCTTCCGCCTGGCCGCAGCACTCTTGCTGCAAACTCACCAAGGCCGTCGTACAGATCGATGGCCTTACGGTCGTACGGCGGGTCGGTGAAGATCAGGTCAACCGACGCATCGGGGATCTTGTCGCCGATCTTGCGAAAGTCTCCGAGGTAGAGGCCATCGACTGACTGCCGCTTTGCCACTGCTGCGGCCTTCTGTTCCTGACGCCTTACGGACGTTTCCTGTTCTTTCAAGTCACGAACGACTCGATTGATTGAGACTTCCCCTGTTCGCAACTTCGCGACAGTCTCGGCGTCAACCTTTCCGGCCTTCTCGGCGGCGTCGATCCTTCTAACCTTCGCAACTGTGTCACGAGAAACGCCTGCGGCGTCGCCGATTTTTGCGTCTAGTTCCCGTTCGTGCTTGCCAAGTAACTCCCCAGATTTCAGGGGAATTGACTGCTTTGGCGGCCTGCCTACTGGGCTCACTATCGCACGATAAATTTGCTGGCGCTTGAGCTCCAACTCAACAAGAGCAAAAGCCGCAAGGTTTCGGCGGCCCTTTTGGTTGTCGATAATCCACAGCATTGCGTGGTTTCGATCATCAAAACGCATTTCTTTGATGTCAAAATCAACTCCCAGCCGCGTGCAAATCTCGTAGCGGTTGTGACCGTCGAGAAGCGTTAGCGTCCCCTTGTTGGCCCACACCACAAGCGGGTCTCGAGCACCGCCGTGCTCAATGATGTTCTCTTCCAGCTGCTGCCGCTCTTCGGCCGACAGCGGCGGAATCAGTGCGGCAAACTCTGCGTCAACGATGATGTCTTCGTAAACCTGCGGCATGTCACTGCCTCCGTGCGTGATGTTCTGAACCCGTGCCTACCGTGGCACGCTCGTCAAGTTGCGATTCGCCACACGCTCGCCATCCGCCCGCTAGTCGTCCGCCTGGTGCCGCACTCGACGACGAGCCCGGCCCGTGCTAGTTCGCCACGTCGTGGCCGCTGCGTTGACGGGTTCATGCCGAGCTTGTGCTGCATCTCCTCGTCAGTGAGTCCTTGCGGCCATACCGCCAGGAGCTCGAGCACGCGCCGCTGCATGGCGTTCAGCGTCGCCGGCCTGAGCGAGTCGGCGGCTGCGGCCGAAGTGATCGTGCCGTTTGACGGGGCACGCGGAGTGAACAGCGGGCCAGCCGGGGCGTCTTCGATGCCGTAGTGGTTCACAACGAATCCTTTCGTGTATTGGCCGCGTCTCGTGCGGCACCCGGCGTCGGCCTTGGGTATGGAGTGAGAACCAATCCGACGCTGCGGCGATTACGAAGGGATTCACCGCAACCCTGCTCGCCGGCCATGCATGACGGCCGGAACGCCACGAGCCTGGCGTGATTACCAATCCCCTCCGTAGCGAGCGGACATGCGGTCAATCCATTCGTCTTCGCACCCGGCCTTGTAGGCCGCCTGGCCGTAGCCGGGCCGCACGGGGACATGGCACGGTCGTGCCCCGTCATCCGGCGTCGCCTCGGCCACGTCAGGCGTCGGGATCTCATCATCAGCCCGGTGTCTAGCGACAGCGTCGGCGTCTCGAATCGGCTCGCTCATGTCTTCAGTCCCCCGTGAAAGTGTGCCCACGATCCACGTACGCCTTACGCCTAGGCTCGTACTGGTCAAGCCGAGCGCGGACCTCCTCGTAGTCGCGCTGCCACCGCAGACGCTCTGCGGCGTGAGACTCGGCCGCTCGCTGCAAGTCACGGGCGAACGCCGCCATTCGTGGCATGTGCTGCCGCTCGAGGTAGGCCACGATGGTGTCGATGCCGATGGTGAGCGGCTCGCGCTCGTTGACGTTGGCGTAGCGTGTCACTCCACCACCGCCTTTCGCCG